ATGCTTGTATAGATATTCTTTGTGGGTACTCCACCCACAATTACCCACAGAACAGTAAAATATTTCTTCTATATTATTCATTATCAATTCATTTTTTATAGTATCGGCAATATGAGAGTTAGCCGTAACCTATTCAACCAGTCTTTTATTGCAAGTTTCGGCGGACAGTATTTCGTTTTGTAACAAGTAAATTAAAAGTTCTGCTCTTGCCATTGCTTCATTTGGCACACTAAAAACCAATTCCTTAAACCCTACCCTTGCTAACCATATATCTTTCAACCCCTGCCACAAATCTATTTTTAAAGATGAATAGTTGCCAATCATTGCACCTAATTCTGTGCCTGTATAAGCAATCCAAGATTGCTCTTTAAAGCTGCCATCAAATCCGTCAGGATGTACAGAGTGTTCATAGTCCTGTATATGTCGTTCAAACATATAATTAACATCACCGAAATCTATTTTAGAAGCACTGTTTTCTAAATAGCAATAATGGCCATCTTGTTCTATGCCGAAGTCTTTTAATTTTTTAGACTGCTCAACATCGCAAACTTGTTTTTCTATATTCATAACGTTGTTTTTATTTTGACGAATAATTTATAAACTCTAATTGGCTACGGCTAACAAACGGTTTTCTGCAACGGGGCTGGACGTTAAAGGCTCGACTGCACCTATCTATCATCTTCAACTAAGGGCTGAACTGAATGCATAAAATCCCGATGCAGAAAGCCGCAAACGTTAGCGGAAACCGTAGTGAAACCGCTCAAAATTCAGGATTGTATGAAACATCAGTAGTTAAAACCATTACAGCATGAACCATATCCATCATTGCTTTGTAAGCATTATCTTTACTACCTGCACAAGGAATTGCCAATGTTTCAATATTAATTGCATCTTTACGAGCCTTTAATTTGTAAGCGTGGTTATGTATTCTTGATGTGCCTTTAATTGGCAACCAATCACGCTGACATACATTGTGAGTTCCACCAGAGTAATCGCCTTCTAAAAGCAATTTATCTTCTGTAATTCCAACCACTTTTAATGGTTCTTTGTGTTCGTAAACTGAACGATGGTAAACAATATCACCAATCCTGAAAGAACGGCTATCCGCTAACATCGGCTTGGCAAAATTGCCGTTTTGTGCTTCGTTTGACATTTATCTAAATTTTAAAGTTTGTACTACTATTGAAGTTTTGTGTTCGGCAACTTCGCCAAGCCGTACCCGTTACCCATCAATAAGCGTTCCTACACAATACACCAACTTGCAAGCCCTAAGCTTAAAGGAGGGTGTTACCCGTTTTCTCCATATTCAAATCTTGCCATCCTTGCTTCGCTTATAGCAAATCCAAGTTTACTACCCATTAATCCCCGGTATTCTGGATTAATAATCTGTCCCGGTTTGCCATAAGCCGACATTGCAAACATTCTATTTTCAAATTCAGCTTGGTCTGCATTAGGGATTCCATCACCTTCAAGTATATTCCCTTCGTTCCAATAAAAAACTTCATAACATCTCATAGCTGGTGTACCAACAGCAAGCCATACATCTGTTTCCATTCCTACGCAAAGTTGGTAACACCTTTCTCTTTCTTCTGATGAAAATTCTTTGGGTTTAACTTCAACAAACATTGACCCGTTAAAAGTTGGTAAAAAGAAGTCGGGTAAGTACAATTGTCCGTTAGGTAATACAAATCCCTCAAACTCATACTCCCATTCAATTCCAAGCCTGTCAAAGAATACAGCATACCGAGCCTCAAGCCTGCTTCTAAACCTATATCCTTTATACAAAGTTTCAATTGCTTTAATCATATCGGACTGTATTTTCTTGTAAACGTATCAAAATTAAAACTACAAAAACCAGTCTTACCAAGCCAAGACCATTTAACTTTTTGAACATAAACATCAACAACATTTGTTTCAAAATCTCTGTAAACACTTATTCCATTGTGAGTTCTATTAAAGAAATGTGCGCTTCCAGAAATACTATAAAGTGTTGGTATTTCATATTTTTTTGTTTGCGGGTCTTTCCTAAGTTTTGTTGGGTGGGCTACTAAAAAGCAATGAACCTTGTATTTTTCTAAAAAAATAATCAACTTATTTAAACACTCTAAGACATATTTTGTTTCATTCTCGCCACCGTATTTATGTTCGATACAGTTCCACGGGTCAAAAAGTAATCCTTTAATTCCCTTTCTTTTTACAAGTTCCTCGGCTTTTGCAATAAGTCCATCCATCGTTACATCAACCAAACTAAGATTTATAAAATGAAAATGTTGGTCAATTAATCCAATTGCATATTCAAACTCTTTCGGACTCATTCTTTGCTCAATATCTTTTCTAAAAGCAAAAGCCTTGTCTGTAAATTTTTCAGCCAGTTTAGTAACATGAAACTCTGGTGGATTCTCGAAACTACAAATACCCCAAGACCATCCGTGTTTTTTAGTAATAGATGCCATTAGTAAATCAATAAACTCTGACTTACCGCTTCCGGGGATACCTGTTACAACGGTTAATTGCCCCGGGAAAAATGTCAACAATTCATCAAAATTGTAAACCCCGGCTTCCGTTCCTAAAGGGTATCCTTTTTCATAAAAATCAACAACCGTTTCGTACATATCGTCCATCGTGATTAACCCCTCAATAGGCCACTGTTGGGCTGTTTCTACGATACTTGCAAGTGCAGCCTTGCCATGCTTAACTAAAATGTCGTTAGCGTCTTTACAGCCGTCTGGATAGCCTACCTGCCAACATTTTTCATACCCAATCCTACGGGCAAGTTCTTCCCTAAGTTTTTTGCCCGGTTCGTCATTATCCACCATCAGGATAACCTTTGTTTTTCTTTCAAAATATTCCCAACAATTATCTAAATATTCAAGTCGTTGATTTCCGGGTGCAGCCCCGTTAGGAACTGAAACAGCATTATAAATTCCGCATTCGTATAAAGACAAACAATCTATTTCCCCTTCTGTAATGATAGCCGTCTCTTCGTCTTTTATTGCGTCAATGTTGTAAAAAATCAACTTAGCATCTTTCGATAGTTTAAATGATTTTTTCGGGCCACGAAATTTTATATTTACAAGTTTTCCATCTTGGTAGTAATTGAAACAAATTGCAATTGCGTCCTGTTTAAACTGCGGCATCCACTCTTTAGACTCGGTTATATTAAACCTAAGTAAAGTATTGTTAGATATTTTTCTTTCTTTCTCAAACCAATCAAGCGACTTAGTTCCTAATTTCTCTAATCGTTGCACTGGCGGCTCGTACTTTTTTTTAGTCTTTACTTCTTCCATTTCAATATTAAATTTTTCTGCCGCCCATTTTATAGCCTCAATGAAAGATATTTTTTGATGCTCCATTAAAAACGAAATCCCGTCGCCCGACTTACCGCATCCAAAACACTTGTAAATATTTTTCGCTGGCGACACGTTGAAAGATGGTGTTTTTTCATTATGAAAAGGGCATAAGCCAATATAGCTACTTCCTTGTTTTTTTAGTTTTAAAAATGCTTCTATCACATCTTTAACATTCGCTGCTGACTTAATCCGATTTATAGAATCTTCTGAAATCATATAACCATTTTCTTTTTGCCATCAGGCGTTTCATTCCCTGTTTTAAAATTTTTCTCGTTCAGCAACCACTTTTCAAATCCCGCAAATATTGCTTTTTTTGTTTTAGGGTACTGCTCCTTATCTTCCAAATACAGGTGGTACTTGTGTAAAGACTCCTTTGCTTGTTCAAGTTTTTTCCCGGCAGACATACAAATCCTTTCCATTTCAATTTGGTTCTTCAGAACCTCTTCTTCGGCGTTATAAAAAACAATGCCCCTACTTACTTGACCATTACCATTACTTGACATAGACTGTACATGGGAAGCCTTTAAGGAGGCTTCCAAGCCCCTTCCATTTCTTTCAATTTTTACTACTAAATCTTCATCAATAATCCCATATCTTTTTAGGATAATGATAAAATTCTTATGTGCTTTATTGTTTGACTGAAGTCCTCCGGGGTATTGATGCTCAATGAAATCTGGGAAAAAGAACTTATTGCCGCCCAAACTTATTGCCTTACCTTTTGCTGTAAAACAATCGTCAAATTCCTCCCGTGTTACCTCAAAACCTATGTACATACTCGCTGCTTGAAGGTCTAAGTTCCAAATACCAGCCCCGTCACAGTCGCAAATAATGAAGCTATAAAGGCTCTTTAAGGAACCTTTCAAGCCCCTTACAAACGGACTTTTATAGTAGTTTGTGTCAAGGAATCTATTCGCCATTTAATAGTTACGTTTTAAGAGAGATATTAGAATAAAAAAAGGGAACTAAGCCTCGTAGGTAGTTCCCAATGCCTCATTTATCTTTATCAAGTTTTCATCTGATAAAGTGAATAATTTTCTTACAATACAAGCATGGAGTGTATTGTAGTTTATTTCTGTCTTGTCAGATAACCACTTCAAAGTCCTTCCCTCGTCCGTCATCTTGTTATCAATTAACTCCCTTACATCAGGGGCTATTTTCTCTTTAGCCATAATTCTTAATTTTTATCAAAGGAAATACATCTGCCTGAATTAACCAAATAAAATTATATAAAACTTTTTATAAAAATATTTGGCTGTTTCAACCAACCTCCATAGCTTTGAGGTATAAAATCGAAAAACACAATGACTGCTACTGGTATAATAGTTTTTGTTTCTTGCTTAGTAGTTGGTTTTTTAATGGACTATTACCGTAATAAAAAAAGAAAACAAAAAGTAGTTAAAAGAGACTACGACCCAACAGAAGATTTTTATCATCCTAACTAAAATAAAAAACATGAAAATTAGTCAAAAACAAGCGTCATTATTAGCAAAAGAAATTTACGGTAAGCTATTAAAGACAAAAACACAAAGAGTTTCCGAAAATCAAAAAGAGGCTATAAAGAAATTTTGCGACAAAAGAATGGCTTTAAATCAAGAAAAAGCAAAGGTTCAAGACGAAATAAATAAACACGATGCTACATTGAAAAAGATTTTGGGCGGCGTTGGCGGTATTTATGGCGGCGACTCAATGACAAGAATTATTGAAAAGTTACAAGAAAAGCAGTTCCCGTCTATTTCAGAGATAGAGGATAAAATAATTTTAAAATCTATGTTTGAGACAGAAGATGATATGCAGAAGTTTGTGGATGGGCTTGTAAAAGAGTTTTCTAAAAAAGTTGTTTTAAATCCTGTAAACAATTAAAAATGAAACCTACAAAACTTCGCAACCTAAAAGACAACGCCAAATTCTATCTTTCAAAATCAATAAAAGCTGTAAGCTATAAACTTTTGAAATTAGATAGGAAAAACAAAACAGCAACTTACCAAAGTAATTCATCAACAAGAACAAGTACCAAAAGTTGGGATTTAGAATGTTTGGTGGGTAAGTAATGAAAAGTTCTTTTTATAGTGTGGGTGGTGAAAGAGTTTACGGCGGATAACTATTTGGGTAAAGTGTAATGGTGTAACAGTTACGGTGGTCGTAAAAGGGGTGGTTCGATTCCATAGCCCAATCAACGAGGCGTCACTTCACGCCTACAATTCACTATCCCACTATTTTTTAAACAATCAATTCACTCTTTTAAAATAAAGCAATAATGACTTTCTTAGAAATAGATGCAGGTAAATCAATAAACCCACAAACGGCAGAATGTTGGTATAAGGCAAATGTAAAAGTCGCTTTAGCTGAAAATGAAGTGCCGGAAGAAGTTTTTCAGGAACTAAAAAAAAGATTGGATAGTTGGTTGCCTAATCCGTTTGAAGTAGCAGCTACAATTCAAAAATCAGGCGACATAACATTCTTTAACGTTACTACTCAAAAAGAAGAAAAATAAATGCCACTGCTTAAAAGTAAAATAACGGGAACTCCAATGTACTCTGGTGAAAATTATTTTAACGGGTGGTTATTGGCAAGATTAGGAAAATTTACCGCAAGTAAGATAGCTTGCTGTATGCAGGTTAAGGGTATTGGAGATACAGGGATGGCTTACATACGTTCAAGGGCTTTTGAAGAATTAAATGGTATTAGCAGTGAAAAAGAAATTGATACCGAAGCTATGCGGTGGGGATTAAAGCATGAACCAGACGCTTTGAGGGCTTTTGTTGAGTACAAGGGCATACAAGCCGATGAAATAGGCAGAGTTCCGATTATAGCCCAAAAACTTGTTTGTGAACCGGGTTCAAAATTTAGCTGTACACCTGATGGCATTTGGATTCAAAGAGAGTTTGAAAAGGACGGAGAAATATGGGTATCTGTTATCCCGGAAGAAGTAAAGTGTTATCAGTTAGCAAGACATTTGAAATGTATAGTGTGTGACACTCCCGAAAAGATTAAAGCCGTTGACCCCGATGCGTTCTGGCAGCTAACAATGCAGATGGACGAATGTGATGCAATGGAAGGATATTTAATTTACTACTACCCCGGATTGAAATACGGAGGATTAAGGGTTATCCATTTCAGGCGAATAAACATGACGGAAGATTTTAAGTTGCTAAAAACTCGCAAACTGGAAATATTGAAGTTGTACGAACAAGAAAAAAATATCTACATAACGCTTTAAACTACGGTAAATAAACAAACATGAGTAAGAAGTATAGACTTTTAAAAGATTGGCTTTACTATCACGGGACACAAATTAGTAGTTGTACCTATGGCAAAGGGCTTGGACTTGTCCAATCATCAGAAAACAAAAACTACTACATAATTGAAGCAAGCGGCGGTACTATGGTTCCGGCCTCAATAGTAGAAAGTAATTCCAACTGGTTTGAACTAATCGAAGAAGTAAAAGAGCCTGAAAGATTGGAGGTAGAGTTTTTAGGAGATGGTACTATTATGTGCAACCAATTAATTCCCGTAGATAAATTTCCTGCGGTCAAAGAAGCAATAGAGTTCGTGTTAAATAATGAGCCAACAGATGTTAAATTTGGCGACTATACGTTTAAGTTTCAATCCGTAGGTGTCGAAGCAAAGTTCACCCAATCAGACATAGACAATGCCCGTAAAGAAGGGTTTGAGGCAGCAAGAAAAACAGATGTAAACTCATTAAGTAGCTTTGACCAAAAACCATATTGGTTGTATGCAACTTTTCAAATTTATCTTAACCACATAAAAGAAAGCAAATCCACCCAACCAGAAACAATAGTACGTCACGTTTATAACAGTATGGAATTTGAAACAAATGCAGGAGAAAAACTATGGTTGTGTATGCGTGATAGCGGCTATGAAATTAAATACGGCGAAACTTGGTGGGAATTTAAAGAAGGGGAAGTAAGGGCGGTAGCTAACCAACCCAAAAAAGATAAGGAATCGGAATCTGCAAATTGGAGAACGGAAAACTTATCCGCATCCACCCAACCAGTACAAGAGCCTAAGAGAGATTATGAGATAGTTTCTTTTGTAGCAAAAGATGGTTGGCCTGCGGTACAAGATAGCCCATTGTGGAAAATACATGGTGGAGAAAGTAAGGGTATAATAAGCTACGAAACTTGCCTTGAAACACTTTCAATTCATTCAGTACGCCGTTTATCAGATGGTGAAGTGTTTACAGTAGGGGAAAAAGTAGTCAGAAACAACTATGAAGATACTATATACCAATTTCAGGTTGATGGTGATAAAATGAATGTTGCTTTTCATGGCGGAGATATTATCGGTTGTTTTGATTTATTGAACATTCAAAAACTCCCACCCAAGCCCCAAGTATTATTTACAACAGAAAACGGTGTGGAGATACATCAAGGATATGAAGGGGAACTATGGAGAGTGTTTACAACTGAAACAAGTTATGAAATGTGGAGGCCATATAATTTTGGAATGCCTCAATACAAAGGGATTGGTGAAAAATACTTCTCCACCAAAGAAAAAGCAGATGAATGGGTATTAATGAATAAGCCTTGTCTTAGTGTAAATGATATTTGTGCTTTGTGGATGATTAATGGAGAGCCAAGAAAGTTATTAATCAATCTCGCCGAACAAAAACAACTAACCACATAAAATAAAACAACCAATGAGTACAGAGATAACTCCCAAAATTGTTTCCTTGCCATCAATAGATGATGCAGGAATAGCCGCAGTGCAAATTTCAGAGAGCGTCATACCGAAACTTGACGCACAAGAGCAAGCGTTATTTCTTGCCGGATTTCAAGAGTGTATAAAATGGCTTGACCTGCAACCATCTGCACAATAGTAACAGCTATTACTAATTCTATAAAACAGTTAAAGAAATGAGTACAGATACATTAGAAAAAGCACCAGCCCCTACACAAGAGATAGTAAAGGCTAATATTCAATTAGAACTCACCAAAAGTGGATTAATCTATCAATCAGTGTTGCAGGGATTAGAAAACATAAAATTTACCCGTGATAATATTGATGAAATGCGATTGAAACTTGCACCGGGAGAAAAATTAGTTAAGCAGCTAAACGACAGAATCAACCCTCATAAAGAGGCTTGGCAAAATGATAATGCTGCAAAAAAATCTTTGCTTGACCCCGTTCAAGATGTTCTTACCCGTAAGAAAAACGAATTGGCTAAAATAGCAAAAGAAATAGCCGATGAAAACGCAAGGATTGAAGCCGAAAAACAAAAAGCAGCAGCCGAAGAACTTGCAGCCAACAATTTTTTCATCCAAATATCACAGCAGGTAGCAGCAGCCGTAACGGACGATGAAATTGTAGTTATCGAAAAAACGATTGGCGCACACTCTAAAAAACCCCTTTACAAAGAAAAAGCCGAAGCCCTAAAACCAATTATCTCAAAACAAAAAGAGCATATAAGGCATTTAGAGGCGATTAAAGAGCAAGAAAAAAAAGCCGAACAAAGTGGTGATGACGAAAAAATAATGCAGCTACGGGAAAAACAAGAGGAAATAACAGCCAAAATATCCGAAGGTAACGAAGCGGTACAATTCACAGCCATAAAAGGAGCAGAAAGCAATGTGGTAGTTCCTGAAGTTGTTGCACCGCAAACGGTGAAGCCAAAAAGACAAATTTGGACATGGGAATTAGTAGATATTGAACAAGCAAAAAAGAAAGCAGATTGGACTAAGACAGTAACCAACGATGCAGTAATTGATGAACATTTAAAATCTATTAAGGATAGTGCAGAAAGTGAAGATTTTGTAGTTTCGGGGATTCGTTTTTTTGTAAAAAAATCTTATTAGTTCACCTTAATAACTGTTTGTGATATGGAAATTACAAAAAAACAATGGAAAGATAAATGGAACTCATGGCCGGGAACAAGGGTAATTCATAAAACGTGGAAACCTGTTGACGGTAAACCAGTAGATGTTATTTTACATGGAGTTGTTGTAAGAAGTAATTCAAACGGCTCGCAGGTTTTAGTAAAGTGGGATGATAGTGATTATGAAAGCTGGTACGGAAGATTAGGAATTGAATTTGAAAATAATAGCAAATGATCTTCCCCCACAACTCAACAATAGCCCGTAAGGAACGTATCTGCAAGGTATGTGGTAAGTCATGTTTTTGGTTTTCCCGCCAACGCTGCCAGCCATGTTCTACCCGTGAGGACACATTAAAAAGAATGGAAAAGGAAACGGATAAAATGATTGTGGAAGAAGATTTAAGCGGGCTCATTGAGGATGCGGACAGAATATTTTCGCAGTACATAAGACTAAAAGGAACAGATGAAAAAGGAATAGCACCTTGTTATACTTGTGGGGATAAAAAACATTGGACAATACTTCAATCCGGACACTTCATTAAGCGAAGTCATTTGTATCTTCGTTGGGATGAAAGAAACGTAAAAATTCAATGCCAGTGCTGCAACGAAATGAAACACGGTAACATGGCTGAATACTCAAAAAGAATGGAACAAGAGTGCAAGGGGATAGTTGAAATATTGCACAGTGAAATGAGATTAGTACACAAGCCATCGAGAGATGAAATAAGAGCCGTTATTGCTGAATACACTCCGAAAGTAAAAGCATTGAAGCAAAAAATAAATAATCCATGAGTACAACAAAAATAAAACCAATATTAGGTGACGACCCCGGATATGGTGCTGATTGGTGGACAAAAGAACAATGGGATGAGCATTATGCTTACATTGAAAAATTAAAAAAAGAAGGAAAGTATCTTACCGAAGGAGAAGAGGTGACAATAACTATACAAGATTATCCGATGTTTGAAAATCAAAAACCATTTTCAGACTCAATAAAAAACTTTGGGCTTTTAGTACCCAAAGGAGATAATGAAAAGCCGCCAACAATAAAATACTAAACCCCTAAACTATATACTCTAAAACAAAACAACCAATGAAAGAAGGAGATGTAATATGCTATCAAATGATAAATGGGATTAGAATGATGGCTGGTTCAAAAACCACAATCTTTATTCACTCATCTTTTGTTGTAGCACTATGGAGAATTAAAACAATTAACCCATGATAAAAACAGATAAAATAATAAACGAACTATCTGGAACTGTTATGGCTCTTGGCTTGGTAGTTTCGGGAACATAGGGCTTCCCTGTTCTGCTATCAATATATTTTGGCAACGGGTCTCCTGCTTTTTTCGCAACAAATGTATCTGAACCGGAAACAAGCCCTCTTGCCATTGCAAACCTTTTTGCTTCTTTATTTGCCGCATCTACTTTTGGTTG